GCCTGCGCCCCCGGCGGCCCGCCCCCGTCGCCGTCCTCGCTGGCGTCGACGTCCGCGGCGCTCCGGGTATGCGCGCCGCAATCGCACGTCTCCCAATCCTGCCGCTTGGCCTCGCCCGTTGTGACACCACGGGCGATCGGGTCGGCGTGGATCAGCACATGCGGCTTGTCGCCACCACCACCTGATGCGCGCAAGCAGTTCTGTAGCTCGTCGCCTAGTTCTGCGGTGCCTCCGCCTTCTCTGCCACGGAGCGCAACGCTGCGTGCAGCGCGGCCGGCAGATCCTTCCCGCGCTTCTCGGCTCGGCGCAGAATCCCTGCGCACGCCGTCCCACTCAAAAAGTACCGTTGCGGGATCGAACCCGTCTCGAGCACTTGCGACAACGAACACACGGCGGCGTCGTTGTGCCAAGGCGAAATATTGGGCGTCCAGGGTCCGCCAAGCGATTGCGCGGCGGGGTCCATACACAGCACCAGCGTTCGCCCATTTACCCCCTGGCGCTCGAAGCGGCTCATCTTCTCCGGCAAGGCCAGCCAGAAAGCACCCGAAAGCATTGTCCTTGGTCGAGAGGACGCCGGGGACGTTTTCCCAGAAGACGATTGCGGGGGGGCGTCCGTCTTGAACGCGAACAAAGTCGATTGCATCGGCAAGCTCCACGAATTTCAGGGTCAGGTTTCCGCGCTCGTCGGCGAGCGATTCGCGCAGGCCGGCGACGGAGAACGCCTGGCAAGGGGTGCCGCCCGCGAGCACGTCCGGGGACTCGACTTCGCCGGTCATCACGCGCCGGGCGATGGTCGTCATGTCGCCGAGGTTCGGCACGGTCGGGTAGTGGTGCGCAAGGACAGCGCACGGAAACGGCTCGATCTCGGCGAACCACGCCGCCTGCCAGCCGAGCGGATGCCATGCGACGGATGCGGCTTCGATGCCGCTGCACACGCTCCCATACGTCAGCGCCGCCCTCATTCGCCCGCCCCTTGCAGTCCCTGCCTTGCCCCTTTTCCGGCCACGGCCTCGAGGCGCTCGGCTGCTATCCTTTGGACATGCTCAAGGCCATAGAGGCGAATCCTGATGATCTCGCGCACGAACTCGCTCTCCGACATGCCCACGAGGTGCGAGGCGCGCATCAGGTCGGCTTTCTCGTCCTCCGACAGGCGCGTCTTGACCTCAGAGGTCAGCTTCCCGAAGTGCGACGTGCCGGATCGGGAAAAGTGGAGGTCGTCATCGGACATCACGCGGCCTCCTGGCTGGAGGGCTCGGCCGGAGACGCTTTTCGCAGCCTCTCCGCGAGCGCGACGATTGCCTGTCCGCGCTCCCAGGAGGTTGTCTTGTGAACGCCGTTACGAAGTCGCGTAACGATCGACTGAGGCGCGCCGATGACTGCGCCGATTTCCGCGTCGCTCATGCCTGCCGCGGAAATCTCTTGGAGGGAGGATTTAATGTCCATGCCTCATTGTGATACGCGATCGTATCCTCGTCAATACGCGCCGCGACTCGACATCCGGTCAAGCCGCTCAATCTCGGCGAGGATCAGGGCGCCGGCTTTGACGAGGTTGTGACGGCGATCCGTTGGCTTCCACCACGAGAGATGCCACGGCCATACTGCCGGAGGCGCATCGCCTTCGTCTGCCGTCGCGTAGCAGGCAGCGGCGAACGCCAGCTCTTGGGTGCTATGCTCGTCGTCATGCTCCGGCGTCCAGCCTTCCGCCTCAATCTGGCGGCGACGTTCGGCGAGAACGTCACGGGCAGCCCCTGTGCGCGTATCGCCCACGTGCCCAACACCGTCCGCAACGCGGACAAAGCGGTAACGCATGGCATCGCGCCAGATGTCGGCTGGACAGGCCTTGGGTTCCGCCTCTTCGTTGCGCTTCATGTGACATCTCCTATGGATTGATCCCGCCGTGATGAGCGGGCGGGAGAAGTGTCGCACAAAAAATGCGTTTGCGTATTGACGACAATACGAGTTCGTATCATCATGCATCCCATCGCACTACCGCGACAGGGAGACCACGATGACGCAAGCCGAGATTCAGGACGCCGCCCAGGCGCCAGCAGAAACCGCCGCCGCTGCAGCGCCCATCCGCGCCTACAAGGCGTTCGACAAGAATCTGCAGTGCCGAGGCTTCCAGTTCGAGGCCGGCAAGACCTACGAGCACGACGGAGAGGTCGCGGCCTGCTCGAGCGGCTTCCACGCCTGCGAAAACCCGCTCGACGTGTGGAGCTATTACCCGCTCGATAGCCGGTATGCCGTGGTGGACTTGAGTGGCGCGGTGAGTCGCCACGATGACGACTCGAAAATCGCGGCAGCACGAATCACGATCAGCGCGGAGATCGACCTCCCGCAGATCATCAGCGACGGCATTGCGTACCTGATGGGGCTGTGCAATGACGCTTTTGCACTCAAGCCTGATGCGGCCGCCTCGGGCAACGACAGCCAGCTCGCCGCCTCGGGCAACGACAGCCAGCTCGCCGCCTCGGGCTACGGCAGCAAGCTCGCCGCCTCGGGCAACGACAGCCAGCTCGCCGCCTCGGGCTACGGCAGCAAGCTCGCCGCCTCGGGCTACGGCAGCAAGCTCGCCGCCTCGGGCGACGACAGCCAGCTCGCCGCCTCGGGCTACGGCAGCAAGCTCGCCGCCTCGGGCTACGGCAGCAAGCTCGCCGCCTCGGGCTACGGCAGCCAGCTCGCCGCCTCGGGCGACCGCAGCAAGCTCGCCGCCTCGGGCTACGGCAGCCAGCTCGCCGCCTCGGGCGACCGCAGCGTCTGCATGTCAGCCGGCCTCGGCGCAACCGCGCGGGCCGGAGATGGCGGAGCCATTGCCCTTACCTACCACGATGGCACGCGCTACCGCATCGCTGTCGCATACGTCGGCGAGGGCGGAATAGAGCCGCACGTCGATTACCGCGTCACCGATTCCGGCAGTTTCATCAAGGCCCAGTACTGACGTCGATCACCTCCCTGAGAGAAGCGCCAGACGCGGCTGGATTACCGGGCGACTCCGCGAAGACCGCGCCCGGGTCTTCTTCTCGACGGGATCCACCAGGAGATGAACATGCACCGCAGCGAGCACGACCCAGTCCTACACGCGATCGCACTGGAGGCGATGGCGCGGAGCCTGGTCGATCAGTGGGTGAAGGACCCGTTCAGGTCCGGCGAGGCGGGCATGTGCCTTGCCGACGACGAATACGACGCGATCACTGCTGCGTATTGCAGTGGAGATCCGATTGCCCACTACCAAGCGACTGACCGCGCAATCCGCCGCGTGCTGTCCGAGTGGGCAGCGCGTGAGGCCGAGCCGGCGCTTGAGCGGCAGCGTCGGGATGAACGCCGCCGCGATGACGAAGACCGCGCGGCCGATCGCGCAGAGTTCAGGAGGGCTTACGCATGAATCCCATTCTCGCGCGGATCGTCGCCGCGCTTTGCATGCCGGTGTTCATTCTGATCATCGTCATTGCCGATTTGTTCGGCCTGATGGACCTCGATGATGAGTAGGCAGCGATACCTGCCGCCAGGGTCGATGCGCCGGCAACGAAGGCTTGGGCGCATTGAAGGAAGCATCGGGATGCTGCTGCTGGTATGCGCAATCGGCGCTGCGCTTGTCGCAGCAACGCCGGCAGAACTCTACCGGCCAGCTCCCGCAACGATTCACCCGCGGCCGACAGGCACGCCCGCACCCGACGTTCGCGCGGAGATCCCGCCGTGTATCGGAGGTGGAAAAGATTGCAGCGAAGAAATCAACACCGTCCCCGAGCCTGGATCACTTGCCCTTGTTGGCGCTGGGCTTGTCGGGATCGCATGGAGGAAATGGTCATGAGTCAGACCGCACACGAACGCCTTGCGCTCGACCGCCTGCGCGAAGAACGGCAGCTTCAAAGGATCGAGCGCGCGAACCCGGACCACTTCCGATTCCCGCGCGAAACGCCGCGCCAGCATCGGCACGCCCCCTTCATCGCCGATCGGCGCGAGCTCATCGAGCTGCGCGACGCGGTGATCGGCTTGGTCGCTTTCGCCGGCCTGGTGGCAGCACTCGTTACCGCGCCGTGGTGGCTCGCGTGAGCCAGCCGCTGCAGTCATTCAAGACCCGATTGCCACCGCACCTGATCCGCAGCAGTGCCCATCAGCGCGTCGCTCCGCACTTGCCGTACATCGAGTGGATCGAGCGCGAGTGGATCCAGTTCGCGCGCCGCAACGGCTATCGCACCCGCAACGGCGCAGCACAGGCGCATTTCGATCGATACATGGAGACCTTGCAGGCATGAATGCACCGACCCGAGAAGAATTCCTGAAGCGCCGGATGGCCGGAATTGGCGGCAGTGACATCGCCGCCATTCTTGGCTTGAGCCCGTACAAGACCGGCCTACAACTCTGGATGGAGAAGACCGGCCGCGACACGACCGAGCCAGACGGCGCCGCGCTCGAGCGCATGCACTGGGGGGCTGCTCTGGAAGACGTCGTCGCACGCCACTACAGCGAGGTGCGCGGCGTGAAGATCCAGCGCATCAATCAGCAGCTCGTTCACTCCGAGTGCCCGATCGCTCTCGCCAACATCGACCGCGCCGTGCTCGAGGAAGGCAAGTGCACTCGCTGGGACGACAAGGCTGGCCGCGTGGTAGGCGCTCGCAACGTGCTCGAGGTGAAGACCGCGCACGCCCTGGCGCAGAACGGCGCTGAATGGGGTGAGGCCGGAACGGACGAGGTGCCGCAGCAGTACTGGACGCAATGCCAGTGGTACATGGGTATCACAGGCCTGCCGTTTGCAGACGTCGCGGTGCTCTTCGGCGGCCAGAAGTTCGTGACCTACACGATCCCGTTCGAGCGCGCCCTGTTCGACGACATGCTCGCCGAGGCCGATCGCTGGTGGAAAGCGCACGTCGCGGCCGACCTGCCGCCGCCGGCCACCACCGAGGACGATGCCCGCCGGCTGTGGAAGTCGCACGTTTCCGGCCGCGAGAAGATCGTCAGCGCCACGGTCGCCGAGGCGGTCGAGCGCCTCGAGTGGGTCAAGCGCGAGATCGCCGACGCCGAAAAGCGCGCCCAGGCGCTGCGCGACGTGATCCTGCCCGCGTTTGAGGACGCCGAGGCCATCACCTACATGGGCCGCAAGCTGGCGACGTTCAAGCAGAACAAGGCAAGCCAGAAGACCGACTGGAAAACAGCGTTCGGAGAAGCGGCATCGCACCTTTCCCCCGAAGTCGCCGCGCGGATCCGCGACCAGTACACCACCGAAACCGAAGGCGCCCGCGTGCTGCGGCTCGCCACCACCAAGGAGTAACGCACCATGAGCAACATCACCGCGCTTCAGACCGGCAAGCCGCAGTTCAGCCTGACCCCGCAGTCGCTCAACGAGGCGCTGCAGTTCGCCGACATGCTGAGCAAGTCCAACATGGTCCCGAAGGACTACCAGGGCAATCCGGCGAACTGCATCATCGCCATGCAGTGGGGCATGGAAATCGGCTTGCAGCCGCTGCAGGCGATGCAAAACATCGCCGTCATCAACGGTCGCCCGGCGATATGGGGTGACGCGATGCTCGCCATCGTGCGCGGCTCGGGTCTGCTCGAGCGCATCGACGAAGACCCGACCGACGCCGGCTGCACCTGCATCGTGAAGCGAAAGGGCGAACCGGAGGTGACGCGCACCTTCACCCTCGAGGACGCCAAGCGCGCCGGCCTGGCGGGCAAGCAAGGACCGTGGCAGCAGCACCCGAAGCGAATGATGCAGATGCGCGCCCGCGCTTTCGCGCTACGCGACGTGTTCCCCGACGTGCTGCGCGGCGTGCATATCGCCGAGATTGCCCAGGACGAGCCCGCCGAGCGTGACATGGGTGCCGCA